ATTAACCATAGCTGCTACATGGCCTATTCCATTCCATGATCCATGAATCATGTGTCCTGATAATCCTAACATAGATGCTATTTCAATTATCATTTCTGCACCATCAAAACAGTTACATCTTACTTGATCCCAAACTTGCTGATTACTATATTTTGAATTATAGTAGAATTCGTATGTTCCAGGGTTTTGGAATCCTCTTGCAGTTAAGATTTTTCTTAGAAGATTTTCAAAGTTTCCAGGATTTAATTGCGGTTGTTTTCCATCACTGAAATCTTCCACATGATAATCTGAAGGTATTTGAATTCCAAGGAACCATGGGTCTGCTATCCTCCATTTGTATGCAGTATTCATTATTTTATTCACATTAGTATCAGGAATTCCTGCAAAACAAGTATTTGGATTAACACAACCATTAACTCTTGCTAAATCATTAATTACGCTTGTTGGTAAATTATAATCTAAAAGATTTAACCATGATTTGCTTTTATTGTTTTGAGGATGTTTTACTTTAGAATTAGTGTCAATTACTCTGCCTTTTCCTTGTCCTAATCCTCCAGCAGCATAACTTGCTATTGTGCCTTTTGTGGATTTTCCAAAGTTAATGCTTCCACCAGGTAATGTTCTGCCTCCAATTAATCCTCTTGTTGAATTAGTTGCTGGGCCTGCAGGCAGTCCACTACTGAAATGTGCATTGGCTAATTGATTATAGAAACTTGCAATACTTCTATGAAGGCTGCTGAATTTATTGTATGATTGTGTTTGTATGCTTCCTGCAGCTGAAACAATATTGTCTTTCATTACTCCCCATGCATTAGTCATTTTATTTGTTACATCTATTGTGGAGTTACGTACTTGATTTAAGTTCTGGGTTGTTGTTGATTTAATATTGTTCCATGCTCGAGTATTTGAATTACTCATGCTTGTTAATGCAGTTGTTACTCCATTACGAGTTGTTTGGAAGCTTGTTACTACTCCTGCAACTCTCATTTGAATAGATCCTGCATTTAATGCTATTCCTGCAGTTAATGTTGAAAAGCTTGTTCCGATCATATTGTTGCTTGCAGTGATGCTTTCACTAGCTAATGATACTTCTTCAACAAGGCCATTATACTGGTCTCCAGTTTCTTCTGTACCTGAATTATTATTGCTTAAATCAACATTTGCACTATCTGTTTCAACTTCAGTGTTTGTTGTTACTGGAGTTGTGATAGTTGTTGAAATATTATTTAATGCATTTTCAACATCGGCAGTATTGAATCCATTTACAATGTTTTTTCCAACATTTTTACCTGCTTCATATGCTGATTTTCCTTTGTCTTTAACTCTTTGTAGCATGTTAAAGAATTCTAGTACTACTTTTTCTTGGATTATTCCTGGTGAATGTATTCCCATTGCGGAAAGCATTCCGTCTACAATTTTTTTACCTATTTGCTTTGCATTTTCAACTAATTGTGAACCTGCAGATAGTATTCTTGAGCCTATGTTTAGGAATTCCTGGTATACTTTTTGAGGTAATTGCTTTATCCAGGACATTACTCCAGATACTACTTTTGAAGCTGAAGTTTTCCCATTACTTATCCATTGTGCTCCTGCAGTTATTATTCTTACAGCTAATGCTAAGAGATATGTTTGTGCTCTGTCAGGTAATTGTTTTAACCAGTTTATTATTCCATTTACAAAGTTAGAACCTGCTTTTACTGCATTATTCCATAGTTGATTTGCCCAGGAAACTACAGTTGAGATTATGGTGCTTAGTATTTGTGCATACATTTGCAGTATTGTTTGCCAGATTAAACTTAATGCTTGAGATAATGAGATTTGCCCAGTAAGGAATGATTGGAATATTCCTATTACTTGTCCTATTGTGTTCCAGATTATTTGCAGTACATTTATTACAAGTTGCCATGCTGGACCAAATACACTTAATAAGAATTCACCTACTGGTCCTAATGTTTCCATTAGTGTTAGGAAACCTTGGTTTATTAATTCAACAGGATTTCCTCCATCTCCTTGTAGTGTTGCGAAGAATGATTCAAAGGCTGGGCCTAATGTTGATTCTAAAAATTCTGCAATTGGGCTTAGTCCTTCTAATAATACATTCCATGCGTCTGTGAAGAAACTTAATGCTCCAGTGAAGTCTCCTCTTAATAATGATTGTATTCCATTGAAAACATCCCATATTATGGTGAGTATGTCTATGGCAAGTTTAACTCTAAATATGAAACTTTCAAATACTAATCCTATTGCATCGATGATGGCTCTTGTTCCATCAACTTTGCCTTTAGCACTTTCTGGGAATATTTCATCCCATATTCCTTTCAACCAATCTACAACTGGTTTGAGAGATTCATTTAAATCAGACCATGCATCTTGAATTGCTTTGATGGTTGCTTTTACATCAGGGTGGTTTATGAATGCATCCCATAATCTGCCAATATTATTTTTTATGGCTTCGAGCATGGTTCCTACATCTTTCCACCAACCAAAAGCTATTCCAACTTCATATACTGCAAAAGCTATTGCTGCAATAACTGCTACAATCGCCCATAATGGGGCTCCTGCAATAGTAATCGCCATGAATCCTGTTGCAGCACCATATAAACTTGTGATAAAAGCAGGCATTACTGATGCCAAAAATCCTGCCAAACCTAATTCTGATGCATGTACTGCTCCTGCAAATAATGCAAATGCTAAAGTTAATCCTCCAATTAGTACTGCTCCTTGGGCCCATGCATTATTTTTAACATACTTTACTAAATTTGTAATAGCATCAACAACACTTATAATTATTGGAGTTATTGGAACAAGTACTGATTGTATTAATTGACTTCCAGTTACTGTTAATGCTGCCCAAGCATCATCTAATGTTACAATTTCCTGTGCAGTTTGGGTGAACCCCATGTCATCCAATGTTTTGTTCATTGCTTGGAGTAATCCAGTTTTATTATTTATATCTCCATCCCATCCATTTTTCATGAGCATATCTTGAGATATGCCTAATTCTTGCAGTCTTCTGAATTGGCCATCCATTGCATCTGATACTGCAAGTATTGCATCTTCTTGTGTTCTTCCTTCTTTTACGAAAGCTGAACTCATTACTGCAGTTGTTTTAGTAAGTTCATCCATTGAAGCTTTAGGAAGTTTTAATTTCACTCCCATTTCTAATGCGGCTGCACCTACTGCATTCATGTCAACTTTACGAAAACTATCTTGCATTTTGTCAACAGCACCATGGAATTGTTGTAGTTCTCCTTCAGTCATTCCTAGTCTTTGACCGAATCTTTCAAAACTTGCAGCTGCATTTATTGATTCTCTTGCTCCTTGAACCATACTGTTTACAAGGTCAAAACCAATCATTCCTACAGTCATACTTGCTGCTGTTCTAAGAAATCCAAGACCCCCACCAGCAGTTTTAGCTCCGTTTCCAAGTCCTCCGAAACCAGTTCCTGTTTTTTGTGAACTTGTTCTTAAACCTTCTAAAGCTAATTGTGCTTCTCTTGCATCTCTTGTAACATTATCTAAACCAGTAGTATGGAAGTTTAGCAATGAATTTACTTGTTGAAGTATACCAATTAAAACTAATAATATTGCTTTTAGTAGTTCTGCTGATGCTGTTGTTCTACTGAATCCCGAACCATCAATTGAATCTAAGGCTGCATCTGTTGAATGTGCACTTGTTCTAGCTCGATCTAATGCCCTGTCTAATTGTGCTGCACTTGATGAAGTTGCTGTTAATGTGTATCCAGTTATACTATTTATTCCACTGCTTAAACTAAGTGCACTGGATGAAGCTTGTTTTAAACTTGAAGATAATAATCTGGTACTATTATTTGAACTATTCATCGAGGAAGATAATCTTGTAGCACTAGATGATGCTGTGAGTAAATTACCTGAATTAATTGTGTTGATTGAAGTGTTAAGTCTATATGCACTATTCATCGATGTATCCATTGAAGTGGTTAATAGTTTTGCAGAATTAGATAATTGATTAATTGTATTGGGATTGATTGAATTTAATGCTGTTTTTGTAGAATTAGTGCGATTTGTAACTTCAGTTAATTCTTTATCTAACTGATTAGCAGAGTTTTTGGCTTTATCCATACTTGAGGAATCAAATTGTCGCATTGCATTTTGAGCTTGTTGTGCTGCTTTTTGAACTTGCTCCATTTGTGCTTGTATCTCTTTTAATTGAGCTTTAACACGGTTTTCCAGTTCAATTATTAACTTTACAATATTATTGCTCATTGTTCTATTCCTCTGCTAATTTCTTGTTTTTTTCTTCTGACACGGTCTTTTAGAGAATGTGAAGCATGATTTGTACCTGAAGATTGTTTATCCTGTTTATCACGAACTAAGGGTACTGCATGATTCAAGAATAATTTCTGCCTAATAGTTAAATCTGCTTGGTTTTCTGCTAACATATAACCGATGTCTTGAAGAGTTACTACTTCAATAGCTATGTTTTCATTCTTCTTCACGAAATTCTGCTATATTATTATCCATTGATTCAAGGTTATCTAAACCACTGAAAATTAATGCTTCATTTACAATTAAGTCTAATGTTCCTGCTTTTAATTGTTCAAGGTCTTTTTTGGTGAATTTATCAGGATTGTCTGCATTGTCTAATACTTTTAATGCAAGGTTCATTTTTGCATCATATTTCTTTTTTTCCATTGCTGCGAGACTGGTTTTGAATTTGGTGGTGTCTTCTGCAAGGCTGGTTTGTTTTGCTTTGATGGTGGAAATCATGTCGAAGTTTCCTACATCACGGTATGCTGATGTGAATTGGTTGTATTCAAGGTCGCTTATTTCTCTTATTGCTACTTCTTCATTATCGTACATTGGTAGTTCGATTATTTTTGTGTTTTTGATTCCGCCGATGATCATTTCTTTTGTAAGCATAAATATCACATTTTTATATAATAATTTTTTTTTGAATTTTAAATAAAGTAATTGAATGAGAATAATCATATTCTCATTTCATTTAATCTGTGTAAACAGTGATTGTTTTTGTTTTACTTGCACCATCAATTAAAATATGTGATGGTTCTACTTTAGTTGCAGTTGGTTCACCAGTCAACTCTATATCATACACTCCATCTTCAGCAGTAAGTGTTACTTCACCATTACTTGAAGATTCAGCATCAACAGTTGTGGATCCTTTCATTAATGATACTGTGTAATCAGTTGTTAATTTAGCACCTTCCTTATCAACAAGTTTTATTGTTGCATCATAAGTTGGGTTGGGATCACTGTCTGCTTTTCTTGCAAATAATGCTCCAGCTAAATTTTTATAATGGTCCATTGTTGATTCAACTGTTTTTGATAAACAAACAATACTTAATTCATATTTAACTGGGTCTGCATTCATTGTTGCAGATGGTTGGTTGATAATACACATTGGACAATATAATTCGAATTTTTTATCACCGTTTCTAATGTAGAACATTAATTCAAAGTATTCTCCTGCAAGGTATCTTCTTGGTCCTTCCTCACTTCCCCAGTACATTTCCAGATATTTTTCATCAGTATCATCTACTGTTAAGTTTAAACCAATTTCTCTTTTAGCTGCTCTTGGTATTTTACACATGAACCTTGAGCCCATTCCTCTTGCATCATCAGTATTAACATTGTTTTTGATTTCAAGACTTATTTTATTGGTTTTACATCTCATTTCAGTCCATTCATCTTCACCAAATCTTCTCATTTTAACACTGTCTATATGGTAAAATGATAATGGTAATTTTCCAAAGTTAAACTCTGATAATTTTTTTAATGGTTGTTTACTATTGATTTTTGATTTGATTTCTGCTGATGCAGTTAAGAATTCTGATTCTACTTCAATACTTAAACTGTCCATCACCATACCTAAAATTTCCATCTCGTAGGTTGCACATCCTGCCATCACAGTATAAGAAGGTAAGATACTACTATTTGTACCGTAGATAATATCTCCTTCTCTTCTTCCCAATACTGCTTCAAGAAGGTATTCTAATGTTTCCATTTGTAAGTTGCAACTGAAACTGTTTTCAGGTACATAGTAAGCAGCTACACCAGATTGATAATCCCTACTTACTACTGAATCATATTTTGTAAATTGCTCTGGTGGAGATACATCCATCTCTGATATTTCAATATCAATAGATTCTCCACTAAGGTCTTTTTTTGCAAATTCTCCTTCTTTTACTAATCTTAAATATTTTAGTTCTTCTGCGGCTGTTACCATATTCTTTAGCCTCCATCACATTTTAGATTCTTAATTTTAAATCTTATTTGGAATGTTACACCTGCACTATACACATTTTTCTTTTTACCCAGACCATATGGAACCCATCCGAAATCCTTGGTTTTAATATTGAAAAATTCTAAGTCTCCAAATAATCTTGAACTTATTATTCTACGTTCTGCCTGTGAAACTATACTTGTAGCTTCATGAATACCTATCTTAGGATTTTTATTGTTAAGCACCTGTGAGGATAATATTATTTCTCCTTCAAAGGTTTCACTTAAACCAGTATCAGTAATATTTTTAAATGGTTCATCTGCCCATAATTCCAGGTAAGGTAATTCTGGTGTTCCCAGACTTACACCCATAAGAGATAAATGTTTAATAGTGCCATCTTCAATCATTTCAGATAAGACCAGTTGGAAACCTTCCATTAGTTTATCATAAGCTTCTATGAAATCTTTCATAATCCCACCTCTTTTAATGTTTCAGACACATATTTGTTAATTTTTGATTCAGTAGTTTTAACTGCATGAGGATAATAATGGTATCCCATGAACGCTGCTACTTTTTTAGGTTTAGGGACAAAAACATCTTTACCAGATTTATCCACCCAATGCAGGGCTTTTTTGTTTTTAGCTGAGAAACTTCCACGACCATCATGAACATATTTTTCATAACCTGAAGGTTTTCCTCTTGCTTTTATAACATACATTTCATCTGTTTCTCTTCTTGCAGTTATTGCAGTTAAAAGATTGTAACGATTGTATTTTATCCTACTTTGAAGGTAAGTTTTAGCATCTTTACTTGCTCCATAACTTACCTTTTTACCTAATCTTGGAGGTACCCGTAATATTTTTTCTTGCAGTCTTTCCCATCCAGTATAATCAAAATCAAAATGTATCATAAAAAATCATCAACTCTTATAAAAAATTAAAAAAAAATGTTTAGATTGAGAAAACATGAATCTTAGATTTTTTAATGTAAGGCTTCATTCTTTTTTCAATGTCTTCTGTGAAAATATTGTTTACTGCCTCATCAAAATCAAAGTTTTCATGATCAGTAATTCCCAAGTCCTGTCTTACAGCATGGCTTCTAATAATGTTACTGGTTAATTCAATAATGATTTGTATTACATCATTGGGAATCTTATCTGGTATATCATATTTCTTTTTAACCCATGATTCCATTGCAGTGTAATAATCATTAATATAATTATCTAATTCAGTAGTTTCTAAATTAAATAATTCTTCAGTATTTTTATTAGCTCCACTGTACTGTTTGATTTTTTTTAAGGTGTTTTCATCCAACATAAATTATTCCTATGTTTTAGTCATTGTAATGGTTAATGTAGTTGAATCATCCCCTACAGTATAATTACCTGTGCTTTCAAAGTTTTCATAACCAGTACATGTTGCACCATATGAATAAACTCCATAAGGAACATTACTTATTGTACAGCCTCCAGCACTACCAGTACCGTTACAAGTGTAAGTTTTACCATCAGTAATATTTGTTAAAGTTACAATAGCTCCTTCAACAGGATTTGTTCCATCATTAACACTTACACCAATATTTTTAGTACTAGTTGTTGTGCTGGAGTTTATGCTTCCTTTACGTATGCAAGAGCAGATGCATCAGACCATGCAAACTGAATATCAGCATACATTGTAGAAGCAATATAATACTTGTTAGATTTTAAATCAAATTCAGATTCAACAATAATATTGTCAGGATCAGCTAACCATTGAATGTTTTCTTTGTGAGTTAAAATTACTGGTTTTTTAGTGAAACCATTACGAAGAGTACTGAAAGCTGGAATTGGTACTAATGGTACTTCCTCAATACTGATGTCCCCATCTTTAGTAATAACTACATCATTAACAGCATACTTGTCATGATTATCTGCTGCATATCTCCATACTGCTCTTTTAAAACTGTATGGTACAAATGCTGCTACTCCACCATCATTTTTATATTTATCAGGGAATAAATCCAACATTCTACGGAATTCTTTTAACGGATTGGAATCTGTTGCAGTTAAATCTATTGTTTCTTGATCTATATCAGAATCATCTTCTAATTTTTTCAAGATACCATCATTTACTTTATATGAAGTTGCAACATTAGATTCAGTACTTGCAGTATTCCCATAGATTAATGTTCTTTCTAATGCTCTACCATTTGCACTACCGAATTGTCCAGTTAAAGTATTCATGAAATTCTTTTGCTCAATACTGTCATATAATACAGTTCTGTGAACACCAGTTAAAGCACGATATTCTTCTGCATCAAAAGCCCTATTAGTGAATGTTGGGTCCTGTTCAGTATTTAATGTTTGAGGAGTTCCACTGATTCTTCCAGCTTCCAATTCAATATCAAAACTCATCATGTCCAATTCTCTTTTATGATTGTGAGTTGGAACAACTTTAGTCTTGTTTAAGAATGCTGTTTCTTCTTGAACAGCTTGCATGTATTTATCTGCTTTTTCTGCTTGAAGAACTCCTTTACCGAGTTTTCCACTTCCTTGTCCAATATCTACAAATTTAAGGATGAAATCTTCATTGTGCATGATTTTATCAGCTAATGCTTGTTCTACTTGTTTAATTGTCATTTTATATCAAACCTTCTCATAAAATTTTAATTATTAAGTATAATATCTTCTTTTTTTTACCAGGTCATTCCATTTGAATTCCTACCCATTCTCTCAAGGAATGATTTTTCAGAAGCATTGCCTTTTGCAAGGTCAGGATCAATACTTTTACTAACAGTAGCATCTGGATTAACAGCACCCTCAGCAGTAATAGTAGTATCCACTTTAACTTCCCCTCCATCATCATCTTTTGGAGGTTCTGATTTTTTAACAGCTCCAGGAACAGGATCCTCTTTTGGAGGTTCTGGTGGTTTTTCCCCACCTTCAAGTTTAGTTATCCTTGCATCCATAGTATCTAATCTTTTATCGATTTTACCTATTGCTTCTAAAATTTTATTTTCATTTTCCACAGGTTCATTATTTTGTGCTGGAGGTTCAGTTGGTTCTTGAGGTTCAGATTTAGCAACTAAACCATTAATTAATTTTTCAAGAATACCTTCTGAAACCTGCACATTATTTTTTCCATTGTCTTCTTTTGTCATAACTTCCACCTCTTCTGGTGTGATATATTTTTTCACAAATTCTTCATCATCTTCATATACTTCAAAAACCGCCATAGGATGTGATGGTTGATCAACAATACTGATTGTTGATGGTTTCCAATCTTTAATGTCTTTAAATTTCAAAGCCATATTTAACCTCCCAATCCTCTACTCATTTGAGCAACACTTTTATATGGTGCAGCCAATATGCTGAAACCATTGTATTCCCCATCTCGGATTGCTTGTTGTATTTCCTCATCAGTTACATCAACAGAAATAAACCATGATCCTTTTGGGTAAGTGTTTCCCCTAAATGGTGTTGGTGATTCAAGAATATATGATTCTAAAATTCTTCCTACAGGTTGGAGTGTGTGCTGTACATCAACTCCTAATCCCAGGCGATTGTATATTAATGATGCTTGTCTTATTGTTTCTTCATCCAGTATGTCTCCTGTTGCATCAGGGATTCCTGGTATGCAGACTGCACCTTTCACAATCATAGTTTTATTTTGACCCCTTTATTTTTTTTATATTGGAAAAAAAATTAGTTTCTGTTGGAGTTTTTTTTAGTAAAAAAGAAAGGAGGATTTTAAAAAAAAGGATATAAATATGTAAAATTATTAACTAATATTTTTTTATCCCCCTTCAATATATAGGAGTGGAAAAATAGAAAAAATATAAATTATCAAAATAAAATTTAATAATTAATCATTAAGATGAAAAAGAATAACTTATTTAAAACTACTGTAACTGCATTTGAAAAGTAATATATAACTATATTACTAAATAAACAAATAAAAATTAAAATTTTTATATACTATGAAAAACTAAAACTATAATTAATTAAATAGAGTCTTTTTACAATAGAATAAGGTGAAATACATGTTATGATATATAATTATATAATCTCCTTATTACTAATAGGGAGGACTTAACCTGCCATGAGCGATGAAAAATTGTTCTGGTTAAATGTTGTTTTAACTTTGGTAGAATTTATTCTTAAATTTATTTAAGGATAAATCTTAAGTAGTTGAATAAAAAACCTTAAGATAAAAGGCTTTTTGATTAGTATCTCCAGTACTAATTATGGCTCTATTTTTTCCTTTTATCTACACATATTATAAAGCTAATTTTTCTAAATATATAAATTTATGTTATTTTAAATTAAAAAATAGATTTTAAAGAAAATTATTAATATAATGTCTTGTTGTATGCATAATAAAATACATACAACCTCCAGAGACATTATAACCTTTTTACAATAGAATAAATCATTGTTCTAAACTTTAATAAAAGTAGTAGAACAGACAGTTTACAGTAAAAAACCTAGCAAAAATATAATACATCACACACTATTAACAATCATAGGCACAGTACAGTTTTTGCTATTTATTAATTTCTTCCACGTCCTTTATAAAACTTACTAAAAAAATAGAGTCTGTAAAATTTTACAGACACAAAAAATAAAATAAATATTATTTTTTGTAGTATGGATTTTCTTTAATAACTTCACTAATTAAATTATTTTGATTATCAAAAACTTGCTCAAGATAATGAGAAGCATAACACTTACATTCTTGTTCAAACTTACCATTATTTTTTGAAAGATAAATTATTATCTTTTTTTGACATTTATTTAATGGAATTACTTCAAAAAATATATTTTCCCCTTGAATATATTCTTCCATGTTATCCATCCAATATATAATATTATTAATTCTTTTAAATCAAATAGTTATAATTTATCAAATAATGATGTGAAATAAGGGTATTTTCTAATAAATATGTCAATTTCATAATCCATTAATTCTGGACCATTCATTGTACTTCTAGAATTTTCAATTTTATGTTCCAATAATCGTTTACTCAATAAATCTTTATTGGTAGCATTTTTTCCTAACTTTAAAGAATAACCTTTAGGTAACTCCATTCGAATTTTATAGGGTATCCAATCTTCCAGTTCTGTTAAATCTTGAAAATATTTTTTTAATTCATTTTTATTAACTTTATATTTTCTTTTATAAACCATAGATTCTCCCTCTTAAAAAAAAAATGCTTTTTTACAATATTAAAATTACTGCCTCTTTAGAGTTATAATTTTTATATAATGTTTTATATTTCATATTATTTAATAATACCCACTCATCAAGATGAGGGGAAAAATTCTCTTTTTGCATTATTCCTTCAATATAAGCACCATTAGTTCCAATAGGTGCTAAAATAGATATATGAAACTCTCCAAATTTTTTATTTAAAGAAGGATTAAAAGTTGTTGAAACTGGAGTTTCAAATACTCCTATTTTTCCAACATCCACAATGAAAAAATCATCATTAACTCTTCTATCTAACTTTGTTGGAACTTTAAGATTATCATATTTATTAATTCCATTATTCAAATTAAATAAATAATCTTCAAAATATTTTATTTCATTATATGAAAACAATCTAGTTTTTCGCATATATTCCATCAACCAAGAAGAATCAATACCATACTCAACTAGTTTTTCCACTTCACAACTCTTAAGATTATCTGGAATAGAATATAATTCCAATAATTTATTTCTTGTTCCTATTAAATCTCTTTCAAATTCTAATTCATAACTTTTATATTGTTTCATTAATCTTTGCACTTCTTTTTCTACAATTTTACTTTTAATATTGTTCTTAAAATGATTAATACTAATTTTAGTTTGTTTAACTTTTTCAGTAATTTTACTTCCAGTATTTTTAATCTTATTACCTATATTTGATATAGTTCTAGTTATCTTATTTCCAATTTTAGAAGTTACCTTCAAAGCATTCTGCTTAATACCGCCATTATTCTTACCATACAAATAAGAATTGGGATGAATATTAAAAGAACTTTTATTTTTTAGATTACTTGGAGTACGATTAGTATATCTTAACCAGCATCTGCAGTTAGCTACATTTTCAGCACCACCATTCAAATCACCAGGATACATTAACTCAGCATGATAAGAACCATAAATATCAAAGTATTCATCAATAGGAACAGAATCAATAATACTTGCACGATGCCATGGTCTAGTCTTACCTTTACTACGGCCATTCATCCAAACCTTATAACTATAACCCTCATTTAATGCTTGAATAAAACTAATATTAGATTCATTAGTATGAATAGAATCTTTAACAATATTTTTTAATCTTGCCTTACCTGTATCCGCATACTTCTCACTTAAAATCTTCCTAATTTCACTGTCAGACAAATTCCTAATACTATTCTTCCTTAACTCTTCCTCAATCCTCAATTGCAATGATGAATTAATATTATTCAACCTATTATTGAAAAATCCTGAGAAAATTTCCACATTAGATTTAACAGCATGATTAACAAACCTATCATCAATTCTATGAATTCTTTTTCTTTCATTAACCAAAGTATCATTAATAATCTTAGATGTTGTCTTCTCAATATTCTTAAGCTCACCTACATTACCAAACAATACATCATCAATAACATGATTAATAATTTTATCCTGTAAATTTTCAACTTGCTTAAAAGCCTGATTACGATTCTTATATTTGTAAGTGAGGTGAATATTATCCTTCACAACCATAACTTCACGAATCTTACGAATCCTAAGTAAATATTCTAATTGTTGTTTATTATTCAAAAAAAAGAACCCCCCCACTCACTACACTCTGCATATTCTAGTAATTCATGTCATTATCTAAATCATTAATCAAACTGTTTAACTTCCCTTCAGCATCAATTGGATCCTCACCATACAAAACCTTATCCAAAGACTGATTATTCATAAACCTACAATTATAATACTCATCATCTTCACTCATTTTCAAATCAAAAGATTCACCAAAACGATTAACAAACTCCCCTAAAGTCACTGCACCATTTTGCAGTAATTTAATTCCACGGTCCAATACTTTATCTTCTTCATCAAAATTAGCAGGCAAATACTCAAGTTTATGTGTAAATGTTCCAAATTCCTTTTGAATAATAGTCTTATTAATCAAATTAGCCATCCTCTTTTGCAATGTAGCTACTGTAGATTTACTATAATTTTTAAGCAAAGTTTCAGTACGATTACTAGCAATACCTGTAGACTCAGAATCCCCTAAACGTTCACGAGGCACACGATGAATACGACGAATACGATCACCAACACTACCTGACAATTCTAAAAAACTGCCTTCTTTTTTCTCATCAGCAATTTTAGTAACATTAACACTAACATTATTTTCTTCACTGGGAATAGTGAAAACTAAAGCAGTTCCAGGCTCATTGGACACTTCACGAAACTCATGTTCCAAATCCTCTTCAAAATCATCAAAAGTATAATCTTCTTTTTCCTCAACATTACCTGTAACAGTAATAATATAATTCGGAATACCATGTGCTTTAAAATGCCCTTGCTGATATTCAATAATAGCATTATCAGTTAGAATAGCATCCAACTCAGATAAATACTTCGGTCTACCATAAACAAGACTTTCATTACTTTTAAGATTAAACCAGATTAAATCATTAGCACGATTTTCATCTGTAATATTATCATCCCACAAACCAGTTTCACGATTCAATTGCTTAATATTGTCAGGATCATATAATTTGAAATAATTTTCTTTATGCCCTATCTTTTGTACAACACGTTTTTTATCACGACACATTCTCAGGTATAAACTGCTTACATGATTAACACTTTTCAACTCCCCTTTTTCCCTAAGTAGTTCTAATCCTGCAAAACCAAAAGCTTCTAAATCTTCTAGGAATGATTCTATTTCCTCATCAAAATTAAAATCATTTAAAAAATCATCTAATCCTTCAGGTATTTCTTCTCCTTCTTTAGAGATTATTTTTTTACCTGTGAAAATTGCATCTTCACATTTAACAGTAATACAAATATCATGCAAACCACTAATATCACGCAACTTATCTAATTGGAACGGGTCATATGCTGGGTCAATTATTTCTGTACCATATGTTAATTCATCTTTACTCATTTCTTGAGATTTAATCTCATATTCATTTAAAACACTTTTAATCACTGAATCTCTTAAAAAGTTACTTTTAACTATTTTAACCATTATTAATTTCTCCTTCTACGATTTCTTTTTCTTAAAACTGTAGGTTTTGTTTGAGGATATAAACCTTCATGTAACAATGATACACTATCTACACGGTCATCATGTGTTGTTTCATCATCAGCTATTATTTTCTCTGATGGGAATTTCACAGCTTGTTTCATGAAATCTTTCAACCATTTACCACGAACAAATAATATCCGTCCATTATTCATTCCCCGTATAGTTCTACTTGCTCTTATTAATTTTGATTTAGGAACACGAATAAAAGTAGGATGATAGTCTTCGAATTCGTTTTCCCAGTATCTTTTAACTATTTTACCTGCAGCTGCAGGCTGATACTCAATCCAATTATCATACTCTGAATGTTCATCCATAATCCTTGTCATGTATTGCTCTAACTTACCTGGCTTTTTTTGTGTGCTTTTCTGATTATGCACTACACCTACTTTTCCTTGTAATACTGTTGAAAAACTACATACTGTATAATCAGAAGTACTTTTTTCTGTTGCTGCAATATCCCAGGTAATTACTTCTTGAAGAATATCCTTTTCAGTTAATAATTCATTAAACTCTTGTTTGCTAATTGTTGCTGCTTCAATTGTATCATAATCAAATACATCTCCAGCTCTTATTTCATAATCCCAATTACCAATCTGATACTGATAATCTGCTTTTGATAATTCACGTAAATTAGCTAAGTATTTTTCTTTATCAATATATGGATTATGCCAGAAATTCATTTCAAAAAAAGGGTATTGTCCTTTAACAAATTTTTCATTTAAGTATGTTGATCCATCTGCATCAGCAGGATTACTAATATAGTAAATTGCTAATGGGAAAGTCATTAACTTATCAGTTCCTCTGAGACTACGATTCAGGAATTGCAGGTTTACTTTTTCAAATTCTGAAGCTTCATCAACAATAATTTTATGATAAGCACGACTTTTGAATTTCTCTTTGTCTTTTTCCAGAAGCATATATGAATAATAAATCCGTGCATCATTTTCATGGTTAATGAAACATCTTTTACTTTGATTGTGTTCTATGTAATCGAATGGTTCTGTCCAATGGTCCAGGTAATCTACTATTCCTCCAGTTGCTATTACATTATCATAAGTAGATCGTAGAATTAAGCAGCGGTAGTATGGTACTTCATAATGTTGTAAGGCTAATACTGCTCCAAGCATACTTTTACCAGAGTATGCTGAACCACCAATTAGTTTTCTTGTGTGGCGGTCTGCTATTGCATATAATTGTCTGTCATATGGGGTTACTGGAATGTATGGGTTTTCAAGTATTGTTCTTTTAATCAACTTTTTTTGTTGTTGATCTAAGTGTATTTTCTTGTAATCTACTCTCATAATTCATCAGTGAATTTTTCTAAATCATCGTTAATGGTTAGTAATTCTTCTAATTCTTTGTCTTTCATATGAATTACATTATCATTTTCTTTGGTGGATGTTTCAATACTTCCTTGTATTTGAGTATTATTATCTTTAATATCTGTTGGTTGACCATGAGCTAGTCTGAAATTTCTATAGATTATTTCCGCAGATTTATTTAGATTTAGAAAACTATTTGCTCGTGTAGTTGGAGCATTCTCATTACTATTTTCTTTTAGTTCTTTTTGTATTTCTTTTAGCAATTCAAAATCATCATTGAAGAATTCTTGAAACTTAGCATTTCCTTGTTTGAATAATTCATAGTTCCACTCTCTTTCTTTTTGATCCATATGATTATCATATAATCGACATCTTTCAACCCAATTCCATCTTGAAGAGAGTGTTTTTAGTTGACTTAGTGAAGGTATGTTTTTTTCTTCAGTATGCTCCGATTTCTTCAACTTTATTATCTGTGGGAATGTTCTTTTGGAACCTAAATCTCTGTATTCTTTGAACAGTGAATAGCTTTTACTTGGTTCTCCTTTTTGTCTTTCCCATGCTTCAGTCATAATCCCCCCATCCTTATATTTTTTTTGAACATTATTGTAAGGTTTATTCTTTTTTGTTGAACACGAAATTTTAAAATACGGGGTTTTTTATTTTCGTGGTGAACAATGTAATATTGTTTAGTTTTGAATTTTGAACAAAAAAAAGTTTTATTAGTTTTTTATAATAGTTTTAGGAAATTCACAATAACAAACTGAAATCCATCAATCAAAAATACAATTAAAGCACCAACAATTGCTATGAATACTCCACTTTTTATTGTGAATAATTGATTATCATCATTAGCCTGTTCTTCCTGAATAGCCAATTGTTTTGTTTGAATTTCAATACTTTTATCCATTTTCTGTATAAGTTTTTCTAATTGCTTATTTTGAAACTGATCACTTGCTTCCAGTTTACTTATACGAGATTCCTGTTTACAGTATTTTTCATGTAAATCTCTTACCTGATTATGGGTCATTATTGTTTCCTCCAGCGTTAGTGGAGGTGTAAGTTCTTGAAATCCATCCAACTATTCCCCCTAATGCTACTGCTGCTAGTTCGTTGTTTCCCATATAGGTGCTTAGAATTCCTATAATTATTATTCCAATTATTGCTAATGTTGTGTTGTTGAAGTTAGTCATTATTATTTTCACTCCTAAAAAAAATTTGTTTTTAAAAAAAAACGTTGGGGAAGGGATTTGAACCCCTGCGATACTAGTGTATCATTAGATTAGCAGTCTAACGCCCTACCAGGCTAGGCTACCCCAACATTGTTGGTGGAGGGAATTGCACCCTCAACTTTTGAGTGGTTACTAAGTTACAATAAAATAAGCTATTACCAACATCATGAACATGTATTAAAGGAGATAAATTTTATATTATATTTATGGGAAGAATATTTTTTTTTAAGATATGTGATATTAATTATTTAATCTTTGGAGGATACCTATATTTTAATGAAGAAAAAAATCCAATCATTCTATTATTCATTAAAAATTTGCTACCATTCCCATTAATAATTTTTAAGAATAATAATAAATGAAAAGCGAATAATAAACGGATAAGAATATTATTTTTAAATTGTCAAATAATGATAATGCGAAGCTTAATTGTACAATAACATATGATAAAATATTTTTTTATAAGTGTTTTATTACAAAACCACAATTTTTACAAACAAATTCAGCACACCACTCATCATAATAAACCTTCTTACAGTCCCTTTCATGTTTCTTGCAAGAAGGACACTCTATTTCAGTATGCTTCAGGTTTTTAAAAAGTGTAGTTGCATCCAAATAATATTATCCTCCCATATATAATTATAATAATGTCTTTTATTTTTTTTCACAAAAAAGATAAAATTATAAAATATTTTATCCCCTTCAATATATAGGAGTGGAAAAATAGAAAAAAAGATTAAAGAGTGTTCGCCAAAATTGATTTTTGATTTTTCGTCAAATAATTTTTTAGCCTAATTTTTATTATTTTTCTTATATTATTGTAAATTTTTATTTATTTCATTTTATTCTATTTAATTATTTTATAAATTGATATTTAAGTTTATTTGATTTTTATTTTTTGTTTTAGATGATTTTAAGATAGTTAAATTTATATACTTGATTGTACATATTTTATATTAAGTATAAGTTATTTTGGTGTTGTTATTTATGGTTAAAAGAAAGTTTGATAAGAATCAAGCAAAACTAGGTATAAAGACACTTGATTGGAATGTTCCAGCCAATCATATTTCTCGTTTTGTCGTAGAATTTGTTGAAGAAGTTTTTCCACTTTTAAATATCAAAGAGCCTAAGAAAAAGAAAGGAAGAGGCTCCCTTCCAGTAGATTCAATGCTAAAATTACTTATTTATGCTAAAATACAACATATCGACCGAACATCAATAATCGCAGACATGGCAAGATACCATGACATATTTAAATACGTGTGTGATGATATTCGACCTTCTGAAAGATCAATACAAAGATACAGAAGAGAATACGGCAATTATTTTGAAGTATTATTGCAAATGACCTTAAAAAAGGCCTTTGATGAAGGATTCACTGAATTTAATCACGTTGCCATTGATGGAACCATCAAAAAAGCATACAATTCCAACAACAACACCATCACCAAAAAAGAAACACAAATATTGGTCGATTACTACGAAGGACGACCAATTGACCCAGAATCTCTTGAAAAACTCCATAAACCAGCCCAAAGATTACTCGAAAAGAAAGACATGGATGATGAAGACAAATTAGAACTATTATATGGAATAGAAACACAATTCACATTCACAGGACAAGATAGAATACCAGTAAACGATATTGAAGCAAGATTTATGAAAGGAAAGAAAGGAAACTACATGGTTGCCTATAATATCCAATCTGCAGTCGATTACGATACCAAATTAATCTGTGCAATAAACATCACACAAAATCCTACAGACCATTATGAACTACCAAATATCGCAGAAAGAGCAATACGAAACATTAACACCAAACCAAAATACATAAGTGCAGACACAATCTACTTAAACCAAATAAGTCTATCATACTTGGCGGATAAAAAAATAGATGGATTAATACCAAATAGAAAACAATCCAAAGAAAAAATAGGAAAATTAAACCCAAATCCATATCATAAAGACCATTTTGAATATGATTATGAATTAGACGCATTCAAATGCCCAGAAGGAAACTACTTACACTTTTTTGCAAAATATATAGAACCACACAAAGACCCAGAAAAACCAGACAAAATAAAAAGACTCTACAATAATTATGAAGCATGTAAACACTGTCCTGCAAGAAATAAATGCTGTTCATCCCCACAAACACACAAAACCATCACAGAATACGGTTCAGAAATGCAAAAAGCAATGAACCAAAAAATGGAAAAACAAGAATATAAAGACGAATATGCCAAAAGATCAAGTGTTGAAGGACCATTTGGAATATTCAAAGAACAATTCCAAATAGAAAAAGAAGTAGTCATCGGAATGGTAAAAACAGAAGAAAGAATAAACTTAGACGCACTAGCATACAATTTAATACGATTATATAATATTAAACAAGAAATAGAAAACACAACCGAAGATTTAGAAGATTTCTGCGAAAGCACATCCATTAAAAATCAATTAAAACTCGATGTAACAATATTTTAAAAAAATCAACAAGTCAACCAAAATTTAATTTTGGCGGACACCCTTAAATACTGGTTTTATATAATATTTTCATAATTGGAAATATTAGGTTTAATTTGGATACAAATAAACTAAATGATGATGTAACCTTAAATTTTAAAACTATGATGATTAAAAAGGTTAGTTATATATAAATAACTATAACTGTTAAAAATAGTAGTATATATAAATAACTATGACTATATATAGTAATAGTTATTATTTTGAGGGGGCAAAACAATGAACGAATTGCAAAATAAATATATTAGAAATCAAATATTGTCAGTACCTATGAAATTAAATCAGGAGTTAACACACAAAGATAAAAAATTTAATAAACGTTCTGATTATGATAATATTATAAAATATATTGATAATTTTCTTGAAGGAGATAATATAAATCGTTTTCTTGTTTTACCGGGGGTACGTGATGTTGGAAAAACAACTCTGCTATTTCAGGTATATGAATATCTTCTAAAAGAAAGAGGGATATCTCCTGAAAATATTTTGTATTTTTCTTGTGATCGATTAAAAAAAATAGGTAATGCGGATATTTTTAGTGTTGTCAATTCCTATTTAGAAACATATCATAATTCAATAATTGAAACATTATCTAAACCAGTATTCATTTTAATTGATGAAGCACAATATGATAAAGAATGGGCATTAAATGGAAAATTAATATTTGACGGTACTAAAAATATTTTCATGATTTTCAGTGGATCATCTGCACTAAAACTTTCTTATAGTCCTGATGCTGCAAGGAGATTATTAAATATTCCAATTTACCCGTTAACATATTCAGAACATTTAAAATTAAAATATGGAAATTTTAAAAATGATATTTCAGAGTCATTAATTCAAATGATTTTTGACGGAAATGTGCAAAATATTGCAGAGTTAGAAAGAAGAATAATTAATATATATTCAAGTTTTTCAAACTATGACATGTCTGAATGGAAAAATTTCTTAGAATTTGGAGGTTTTCCGTCTTCATTTTATCAAAATACTAATGATATAACTAAAAAAATTGTTGATATGGTTGATAAAGTTGTTACAACGGATATGGCCAATATTGAAGGTATAAATAATGATACACAATATCTTGCTTTTCAGATTTTGAATTTTTTTGCTTTTCAAAATCCCGGTGAAGTTTCAAAAGGTTCTCTTTCAAATCATTTTGATGCCAAGATTGCTTTAGTCACTAAAGTATTAAATATTCTTGAAAAAACACAATTAATATTTCATATTGAACCGTTTACTTCATCAGTAAAACGAACAACAAAACCTTATGAATATTTTTTTGCAACATCAAGTTTAAAACATAATCTTATATTAAATATAGGCAATGCTACCTTTGAGGATGAAACAGCATATATGGGAAAACTGCTTGAAACTTATGTAGCTTCAAGTTTTCATGATTTGGATAATAAAAATCACATAAATTATAAAATATACTATGATGACAGCAATAAAAAAAGTAGTGGGAAAAATGTTGACTTTATTGTTCAAAGAGGATTAGAAAAACCTATTCCAATTGAAGTAAGCTGTGGTAAAAAGGATAAAAGTCAAATTAAACGTGCTATTAGTACATATAATTCTTCTCATGGTATAATTATTTCAAATACCAAATCAAATATTGTCAAAGAAGATAATATTATTTATTTACCTCCTGAAACATTTGCATTTATGTAA